ACATTTTTTACCAAAACATATTCACTAAAACATATACTTAATGTGGTTTGATCATTATCTTGATCTCCACCATCAGTATCTTTAAGTGTCTCTCCTCCTGATATCCCCCATCTATCTCTATTAAAATCTAATGTAAAATCTTCTAGAACTATGTTTTCTTTTTTAATACCTCTTTCTCCAGTTCTCATCAATGTAGTATCTCTTCCTACATCATGTCTCATTTTTATGATGGTATGTTTTCCTTCACCTACTAAATGAGTTTCACTTGGGATTATAATAGTTTTTGAAACAAGAAATGTACCCTCTGGCATCATTAACTTTCCTTTACCTTTAGTTTCATCTAAAGCTTTTTGTAAAGCAAGTGTATCATCTGTTTTTCCGTCACCTACTACACCAAAATCTTTTACAGAGACAAAATCAATACCACCTACTAAGTTTGCATATAACTTTCCATATATGTAAACGTCTTCAGAAAATTCAGTTTTTTGTGATACAAAATTTATATTATCCCTTTCTCTATCATAATCAGGTGCTGGAATATTATTTCTTTTAAAATCTGTCATTATAGTTCTCCACTACTTTACCAAACCAGCCACAGCAGTTCCTGCAAATACTTGTTTTGCCCAATCTACATCTCTAGATTTAAACCTTTTCACTGTTATTGGTCCTTTCGGTGTTATCAAAGTAACGTTTGATGCACCAGAAATATCAATGTTACTACCACTTATTCTTGTTTTTCTTGCATTTATCCTTGTCGTATTTTGTGTCGTTGCTATAAGTTCAGATGAATCTAAATTAATCTTACCACCGCACGTTAATTCAATATTTTCAGTTGCATCTAAAATTATATTTCTACCTTTAATTCTAACATCACCATTTTTTTCTGCTGATATTGCAACATCTCCTTTCGTTCCAACAATATTAATACATACACCACCACCTTCTACACTCGCACCACCTGCAATTGTGATACATTGGTCTGCTAATATTTGAAGTTGACCATCACCCATCATTCCAATATTACTTATATCTTTAGAATCTGAGTATCCATAAAGATTATAAGCGATATTTCCAGCAGTTCCTAACTCTGGATTTGCTGTTTCGATTCTGAAATGAGGACCAAAAGAGTCATATTGTCTCTTCTGCCAATTTTGATTTTCTGCTGGTGTTGCCATACTTTATTTAGTACCCTCCTCCATATCCACCGCCTCCTGACGATCCACCACCTGATCCCGAAGACCCGCCACCACTAGGAGGACTAGAAGGAGGAGGAGTATAAGTTGGTTGAGTTGGTGTTTGGTCTGGGATTTCCATTTGTGGAGCTGTAGTAGTGCTACTTGTGTCAGGTTGACTTGTTGTAGTGGTGTCGGAAACATTTTCTTGAATCTCTGGTGATGAAACAGTTGTATAAGAAGTAGATGTCATATCTACGGATCTAGATGTTCTACTTTCTTGTGGTGTATCATATATTATAGCATGAGGAGTGGTAGTGTGTGCAACTCCAACCATTTTAGCTCCTGTTGTGGGATGAACATGAAAAGGACCATAATATGGTTCTCCATTTATAAAACCAACAAGTCCAGCACCTCTTGGTGTAATACAATCTATAACTTGTTTTACTCTTCCTTGATAACTTGGTCTCGGAGCTAATTGTGCCTTTAATAAAGCACCAATTCCAGTAGATGAAATTACTTCTATCTCAGGTAGTGTATTGAATGGTTTTATATCATTAGTAGCAGGATCTGGTGGTATAACATTTAATATTCTACCCTGTTCGTCTAAGAATTTTTCATATTCATTACCCTTATCATCTACTACTTTATCTTCAGGTTTATAATTTTGTCCTGGTTTTACAACTACAACATGGTCAACAGCATACACACCCTCATCATCAGTTTCAATTACTGGATAATTCTCACCAGAACTTACAATAAAAACATCAGTAACTTGTTGGTAAGTAGGAGAGGATGGATCATAATCAATCACTGATCTTGCTACTGCACCATATCCCTTTCTACAAGTATCAACTATCTCAACAAATGGAGGTGACTTGTAACCAGTGCCAGGATTTATTACTTTCATACCAATTAAACTCGCAGTCTGTTTCGCAAAAGTATCACTTACAATAGCACCTAAAATTGGGTTAACCTCTGCACCTGATCCACCACCACCGAATAAATTAACTTTTATTCCTGAACAATTTAATGGTGGTCCTGTATAACAATCACTCAATGTACTACTAAAACCAGGTGTACTAACATCAGGTCGCATAAAATCAAACAATCCTAAGTTGCCTATTACTCCACCAGGACTCGCTGCTGCCTCTTTTAATTCTTGAGCAGCATTTGCTATACTTAAAACTTGTCCAGCAATATTTTCAAGATTCACTCCCAAAGGTCCAATTCCAAGCATCCATCCATTTGTTTTACCTCCTAAATCGGCATCTGGAATATCACAATCACTGAACACACTAGCAAGACCAAGTAATCCTTCCCCTTGAGATCTTAATAAATCTTCTATTCCCCTACCACCTGCTAGACCAGGAGGAAAAATTTTACCAACTCCACCTATAGCACTCGCTAACTCTGAATTTATTCCTTTAATCATATCATTCATCAATGCACCAATAAATTGATCTCCAATACAATCTGTAAAGTTTTCAACGTTATTAGTGAATTCAGTTAGTAGATTTGCGACATCACCCACTAATTTATCAGTTACTTTTTTAACAACACAAGGCATCGTATCCTGTATATTCAAAACAGGAGTAATCATCGCTTTTTGTGCTTCAGTAGCTGCCTTTTTAGCAAGTGCCATGTCACCAGTTTCTGCTAATACCCTTCCAAATTCATCTTTATAAAGACTATGGAGACCACTATTTAATTCTGGAGATAAAGAATCATAAGTTGTATTTACCATATCCTTTATCATTCCTTTTGATGCTGAAACTATTTGTTCTGCACCTTCAAATATACCCTTGAATTTCTCTTTAAAAGTCATTGACTTCATTTCAGTCAAAGTATTTTTTAAAGTATTCTTTATATTATTTGTTGCTTTTGAATTATCTGCTGAACCCTTTGCACCCTGTGCAAACATAATCTCCTGTCCAATCGCTTTAAATGCTTGAGTTTGTGGATACCCGTATTTTCTTTTTAAACCCTCAATCACCTGAGTAGTACCAGCTGTTGCTTGATTCAATCCAGTTTGTAATGCACCAGACTCAAGAACTTGTTTCAATTCAGCAGATGCTTCTGATGTTGCATCTTGCAATGCTCCAGAGTCTACAAGTTGTTCTAATTGTGCTTTTCCTTCTTCTAAATCTTTATTTAAATCTTCTACAATTTCTTTAGTTAAAAATCTTGGTGAGTTTTGACTCTTATTAGAGTCATCACCTCCTTCATTCTTTGGTATAAATTCATTATTGGGTTTGATTTTACTTGTATATCCAGTAAATGGTTTAAATGGAACAGTATACTCTTCACTGCCACCGTAATAACTTGCAGTGCTGGCAAATATTCCCATTATAACAGGTAATTGTGCATCATCACCATCAAGAAAAAATCCCATAACAGTATCGCCTGGTGAGATACGAAGAGATCTCGCACGATTAGCTTTTCCAGAACCTCCTTGTGGAGATAAAAGAACTTGTGCCCAAGGTAAGTCATCGTCTGCTAGTTCTGTTATGTCAGCAGGGTGGTACCCGTAGATGCGAACTTTCATCCTACAACCCCAAGTATTTCCAATCTGATTTAATTGACTTGCTTGTGCTGATTCAGGTGCAATTTGACCAATCCACCATCGGAATCCGTCTTTACCTAAAAAATTTGTTTTGAGTAAACTATTTTCTATCATTTCCTTCCAAAAGAGTCTCTAACTAATTTTAATTTTGAATATGATCCATTTGAATCAAAATAATGTGCTAGTTCCTTTATCATATATAGACCGCTAGTGTCAGGATCAGGTTCCTTTCTTTCAGTATTTTCTAGAGAGGGAAACTCACATCTAATAAGACTTCCAGCATTAATTGCAAGATTAAGTGGTATGGTGACTTCTATAACTTGTGTCATCAATTGATTATATCTCATCATTGATTGAGAGTGAATTTTTGCAGGATCTGCATTTCTTTTTGCAGGATCATTCCATCCATCCTCACTAGCATCTTTCTCAACAGTTCCAACATCAAGCATACCAACAAATATTCTACTGGGTAAATCACCAAGTGTCAAATCACTATCGTCATTTATTTTTGGTAACGTGATTTGTTTACTACCAAGATTACTTGTTTTATCAATATATTTCTTTGAATTAAAAACAATATCTGGATTTAATCCAAATGTCACAGGATTGATATAATATCTCATGCTACTGTACGCACCTCTTTCAAGTTTACCTAACAAATCTTGGTTTCTATCAATACCATATTGAAGAATTGAAAAATCTTTTTTCGGATCATCCTTATCAATTATGCCTGGATTGAATATGTAATCCTCCTCAAAAGGTTTTTGTTTTATTAAATTATCAATAGACTTAAAATTTAATCCTTTACTTGTTTCATAAAATAGAAATCCTGCTGTAGAATCCTCACCATCACCCTTATATGCTATTGATTTTGATGCCAACCAAGTGATAACAGTATATGGTTTTTTCATATTACCTATGAATCCATATGGATTTTGAGTTTCATCTATCTCATTTATTTTATCAGTGCTTAGATATTTCTTTATAATATCTCTTACTGAATCTGATATTCTTTGTGTTGAGGGAAATTTTTTACCAACTCTCGAAGTTTCATTTGTCAATGCCTCTCTTGAAATTAAATTCAAAGTTAATATTTCCTTACCTGAGTCAACTAAAACATTTGTAATTGAGGAAACATGAAAGTATTGTTCTGGACTTTTTGAAAAATCTAATCCTTCTTTATTAACTTTTGAGTTTCCAGCAATCTTTATTACTACTCTTTCACCACCTCTTAAGGGTAGTCCATTATATAAAGATTTAACTTTACCATCTTCAGCCTTAACTGTATTACTTGTGTTAACAACAATCGCTTTAGCAGTTAGTGTAGGAGAAAACAAATTTTCATAATATGTAAAATTTATTACACCAGAAGATATATCAACAGTTTTTCTACCATCTGCAGATTCTATAGTAAATTTTTCGTAAATTGATGGATTAGATGCTGCCATTAGATTTGTAACATTACCTTCTGTACTCTTTTCATTACATCCCTTACATTATTATTTGTATTTGTAAATGATGGAGTTGAACCTCCACCTCCTCCCATACCACCGCCAACTGAACCATCACCACCTACATTAACTGGTTTCTCAACTATGTAGATTGTACTGGAAGCATTAGTTTGACGATTACCTAAATTATTTCTTACCATCACTTTCGGAGTTATGCTCTCACCCTTATCTGGTTTCTCAATACTTGATGCAAACTCCTCCATTGCTGATTTAAGTTCTGATGACTTACCTTCTATTTCTTGTGCTTTCGCATCCACTTCTGCCATAGTGCTTGATTCTGTTTCTTGATCATTATCTCTTTTCGTCTTCGTTCCAAACATATTACTCATGAAACCATTTATTTTTGCCAATACACCATCATTTTCCTTTTGATCTTCATTTTCTCTTTGAGTATCCTGATTTTTTGATTCAACTGTCTCTCCCTGAGATTGTGCCTCTTGAGATTTAAGACTTTGTATATCCTGATCAGTATTAATACCAGATATCATATTTTCATCATTTTTTTTGTCTACCTCTTCTTCATTAGTTTTAGATGGATTAAGCATATTAAATGAGGATGGATCTACTTCTTCTTTTTTTTCTTCCTCTTTGTTTCCAAATAAATCCCCTCTTTGATCAAGATCAGTCATTCCAAAGGTTGCAAAATCAACTGCACCAGTTAGTGCTCTCATGAAACCTTTTGGTCTTTCTTTCTTTTCAGTCGTATCTGATTCGTCAGTCGTTTTATTATCTTGTGCTTGTTCAGAATCTCCCTCTTCTGCATCAGGATCTTCATCTTGTATAATTAATCCCTCATCAAATGATTTCAAACCAAAATTTCCTGGATTACCAAAAAGATTAAATCCATTTATGAGTCTCTGTGTAAGTCTCCTTACTCCTCCTTCTGCTGACTCTAAACCTTCTCTTGCTTCCTGTTCTTTTTGTGAGAAAGGATATCTAAACAAATTTGTGACAGCATTTGCTATGCCTGTACCAAAATCAGTTAAAAAGTTTGTTATTGCACCTATAAATCCAGTTAATATTCCAACTACTGTGCTGATTCTTTTTATTAAAGCTTTGATGCCCTCTATAATTTTTGGTAATTGATTTACAAACCATCCTATTAATATAATACCAAAAAAGTCTAATATCCTTCCTAAAAATCCTCTTGTACTAGCTGATGAAATACTACCAGTTCTCTTTGCAATTCCTTGAACAGATGCTGCTTCTAATTCATCCTCTCTATCCTTTCTTCTTACATTTTCTCTTCTTCTCCTAAAAAATTCATTATCCTTGCCTATCAATCTCCTCTTAAAAATATTATTTTCATTTGTGCTTTGTACAATATCTCTTGCTTTAGTATTAGACTTAGATAATCCCTCATTAAAACTTACAGCAGAATCTCTAATAGTATTAATACTAATTGATGACTTTAAAAGTGAATCTCTCCTCGCTCTTATCGACATACTAGAACTCCGCTAAGTTAAACATTGAATTAGCAAGTGCAGGGAAAGTATTAGAATTATCACTTGATTTAATGTTAGGTAATGTATCTGACGAACCACCTGCAGGTCTTGCACCACCTTCTCCACCTGCATTTGTATTAGAATTTGGTAGAGGTATATTAACAACATTAGAATCATCAGAGTATACAAGATTCTCACCATTATTACTCTTTTTATTTACTGATAATTGTAAATCTTCTGAATTAGTGGGATTCAGCATTGTAAAACCTGTTCCATCACCTCCGTCACCATCACCATCACCACCAGATTGTCCAGGCGGAGTCACACCAGTGAAAGAGTCTGCAAGATTAGCTGCTTGGTCTCCTACAAAACTAGAGAATAAACTTAATCCAAGTAATCCAACTAGTCCAACTCCTGTTGAGATACCCTCTGGAAACAACGCTAAACCAGTAAAAAATGTAGTCAAACTAGCAATCGTATTTGCTCCAGCACCCGTAACCGCTTGCACCGCAGTTTGATCACCCACACCATCTCCATCATCGTCACCTTTCATTCTATTTCTTACATCAAATCCAAAACCAATAGTTTCAAATAGAGCAGTTAACGGACCACCAAAACCTTTTACTCCTCCAGATGCAGTGGTTGGTTTGAATAGATTACCAATAATCGGAACCTTCTGCATGAATTTCCCTGTTTGTCTCATCATTGGACCAATCAATGGTAAACTCAATCCTAAACCAACCAATGCACCGACAGGTTTTTTTATTATATTAAATATAGCTTTAGGTACCCGTTTAAAGAAATTTTTTCCAGAATTAGAAATATTTTTTCTAAATTTATCTACATTTAATTTTATAAACCTTAGAACCGCTTTGATGGGTGAAACAACTAATCCACTAAATGCAATACGAAGAATAGTACCAGCTAACGTTCCTACTAATCCAATTATTTTTCCTAATCCAACTGTTAATGCTACAGCGATTCCAGTAATCAACGCAAGATTACCGAAAAATCTTACTTTAAAATCATTTAACGCATCAACGTTACCATCAGATTTTAATCTTAAAAATGTTATTGTCTGGTCAACTAACCATCCACCTGCAAGAATAAGTAAAAAATTACTTAGTCTACTTAAAATACTTTGTCCTGCTACTGCAACTTTACGAACTGGTGATAGTAAAGCATTCTGAACTTTTCTCTCTAAATCTGATTCTTTACCCTCTCTAAGTGCTTGCTCTGCTAATAATGCTTCTCTCTTTTGTTTTGCTGCTTCTCTCTGTCTATCTAATTGATCACTTATCGCTAAATTTGACTGTATACTTGCAAGGGAATTATTTAATTGACTAACTTGTGCTGATACGTTTGACAGTTGACCAGATACAGTTGTCAATGTTAGTGAATTTTGATTTAGTAAACTTGTTACTTGAGGATCTGGAGGTGGAGGTGCAACAGCACGACCAGAAAAGACACTAGAAGATACACTTCTCCTAATACCTCTAATGCCTCCTGCTATTGGCGATGCTAAACCTTGTTCCTCATCCATTACGTTCTTGTTGTGCCTTTAAATTTTCTTCCTCAACGTGTTGTTGTAAAAGTGAAACATAAATTTCTCTTTCCCAAGGAATCATGTTTTCTAACTCTGTTAAGCTATATTTATGGTGCTGCATTAAAGCAAAATTTAATTTATAGTATGACACAAGATCTTCATGTGCCATACTTATGCGAAAAAATTCTGCAGCCCCTCTATTTTGATTTCACTTTCAACTTTTGTATTAGGGTTAATTACCTTCACAGTGTGAGCTAATTTTGGCATGGTTTCAAAAAACTTCTCAACCATCTTAAATTGTGTTGAATTTAATGATTCAATAAAATCATTTAACTCTTTCTTTGTACAATCTGCAGATGCCCAAGACTCTTCTTCAGAATAAACCTGATCAACACATGACGCAATTAAATCAAATGTGTCATCAACATTCATACTCTCAACAGCACCAAAATTATTTTTGATGAATTCATCTAGAGAAGGATATTTCATTCTCAAGGTATATGTATCATCTAGTTTTATATCACGTTGATGATCATCCTCCTTTTGTACTTTAATATCATCAATATGAATTGACATTGGTACTTGAGTTTTTTTATCATCAGGGCAAGTCACCATGACTTCAATATCTTCACCTACTGATTTTCCACGAATATTTAAAAACAAATATTCAATATCAAAAGTAGAAAGTTTTTCAACTTTTGTACCTCTTGTTAAGATACATTTTTTCAAAACATCTTTTACTGCTGTGGCAATTTGTTTTGAATCTTGTGATTCCATCGCCAAAATTAATATTTTTTCCTCTTTAACTAGAAAGGGTCTAAACTTAATTTTTCTATCAGAAGATGGTAAAGTCAACTCATATGTTGGAGTTGAAATGGTTGGTAATGGCATAATATTCTAAGCACTTCAGTGTGATTATTTATAGGGGTTTTTCAAACTTATTTTATTGTCCTATAAAATTATTTAAAGAATCAGCCGTAGGGAATGAGTATCTTGTAGTTGGAGCACCAGTTCTAACTCTTGTGAAATCAGACGATATTGTATAAGCTACATCCTCATTTAACAATGGAAGTCCACTTTGAACTTCATTTAAAAATCCTTCAGTATTTCTAACTATACCATCATCCGTTGGTCCTCCTCTCCTTTTATTCATATCTATTCCTAATGCTCTTGCAAGAGATGAGGACTCACCACATACGTATCTGTCAAAACTAAAAGCACAAGTTGCCTTTAATACTTGAGAATTTTGATAGGAAACCCTTGTTGAATTTAATGATAAAGGAAACATGCCAATAAATCTATACTCTAAGAATTGAAAATGGTTTGCTTCAAATTTAACAATTCTTGTATCATTAGATTTATAATCTTCGGGATATCTCATTCTAAAATGATATGAATCTCTTACTGGATCAGCACTTGATGCACCTGAAATATATTCCATCCAATGCTCTAAAAATTTAAGTGATTTATAATCATTATCAACATAAAATTCTAAATTTATTTGAGTGAAATTACGAGTATGTGCAAATCTCTCTACAACTCCCTGAAAATCTCCAGCAGTATTTAATGACGCTAAAGCACTGCCTGGTAATACTGCATCACTACATAGTAGTCCAATATTGTCTGATATAAAACGATCATTGATACCCTTCTGTCTCATAAAAGTTCTTACAGAAGTAGGGGGTAATACAAATTTTACTAAAAACTTTGATGTCTGAGCTACATTCTGTAACTTAGGCATTATATCTGATATTCTTCTCGGTCTTGGTGCTGGCACTCTAAATACAACTATAGTATAGTTATTTAGATGTCTTATAAGGGAAAATATTATCCATCGTTTCCTAGAAAGTACAAAGGTGATCCAACTAATATAATTTATAGGTCACTCTGGGAAAGAAAGTTTATGGTATATTGTGATAAAAATAGTAAAATTCTTGAATGGGGAAGTGAAGAAATAGCACTACCATATATTTCTCCGCATGATAGTCGAGTACATCGTTACTTTCCAGATTTTTATATAAAAGTTCAAGAAAATACTGGAAAAATAAAAAGATATCTTATAGAAGTCAAACCTTTAAAACAAACTGTCAAACCAAAAAAACCTAAAAGACAAACTAAAGGTTACATTCGTGAAGCATTTGAATACGCAAGAAATCAAGCAAAATGGAAAGCAGCAAGGGAATATTGTGCTGATCGTATGTGGGAGTTCAAAGTAATTACAGAAAAAGAGTTAGACATATGAGCAGATTAGATCCAATCATGAAAAATCTAGTTGGTAATGAAAATCCAGATGATTTAGCAACAGAAATATTAGGAGTATTGACTGAGGGAAGTAATATTCCTGAAGCTGGTAACTTTTATGTTTTTGTATATCGTGCAAAAACACCTGGCATAGCATATGACTCACACCCACTCGTTGCAGTGACTGATGTTTTTCAGTGGGGATTCAAAGGATTGAACTATCACTGGGGAGAAATGAGACAATATACGTTCCCAGAAGTAGTTGGTGGTTTATATAAAGTAGATGAAATGGAACTAAGAGATTTAAGAACTCTTCCTTTTGTCAAAATCGTACTAAATACTTAAAAAAAAGTCAATATAAATGGCAAGAGGAACTTGGCTGGAAGATCCAGAAGCACAAAATCAATTAAATAAAGCATACGCTGCAACAGATGGTCTTGGGTTAGATGAGTATGCAAGACAAACTGCTGCTCATAAATTAGTTGGTAATTCAAAATTCACAAAACAATCTAAAAGAAGTAAAGATAGTGGAAAAGATAAGTATTTGTCATATCCAGTTGCAAGAACCTCAGATGAAAAAACAGGAGATACATTAAGAATTAAATGTGTAGAATATATACCACCACCATCTGCTGGTTTTGGTGTTGACGTTACAGGTGTATATAAAGAGCAAGACGGTGTGATTTCAGTAGCTACAAAAGAAGAAAGAGAATCGAAAGGTGATGCAGGAAAAATAAATATCACAACTGATTTCACTGATGGTAACTCAAGAATGAGTGATCCTCAAAATACAAAAGTAAAATATTATATTGAACTTCCTATACCTCAAGAAGTTAATGATTCTAACTCTGTTACATGGGGTGAGGATCGTGTGAATGCAATTGAATTAGCAACTCTATCTCTTGCACAAAGAGCAATGGAGGGTGGAGTCGAAGGCATGGGTCAATTAGCACAAGCTGGAATTCAAGCATTTCAGGAGGGTGTGAACATACCAGGTTTAAATTCTGAAACGCAAAAATCTTTGAGAGCTGCTATCTCAGGATATGCACTTAACGCACTGGGTTCACAAGTTTCATCTAAAAGTGTTATCGCAAGATCAACAGGTCAGATTTTAAACAACAACCTTGAATTATTATTTTCAGGAGTAAACCTAAGATCTTTTCCATTCACTATTACATTCTCTCCTCGTAGTCCACGAGAATCAGATGTTGTAAAAGCGATAATTCGTTCATTAAAAATGTCAATGGCTGCAAAAGCTGGAGAGTTCAACGGTAGTGCACAAGGTATATTTTTAAAATCACCTGATTTATTCCAACTTGATTATCTAAAAGATGGAAAAAACCATCCATTTTTAAATCGTTTTAAATTATGTGCTCTTACTGGAATGTCAGTAAATTATACAAACGCTGGAACATACGCATCTTACAATGATGGTACACCAGTTAATATTAGAATGAATTTAACCTTCAAAGAAATCAACCCAATATATCATGAAGATTACTTAGAAGATTCATCTGGATCAGGAGTAGGTTTCTAATGGGATACTTTAACGAATTTCCAAATTTATTATATCAATCTCCATTATCACATAAAAATTCTTCTGGAGAATTTATAATAATTAAAAATATATTCAGACGAACTCGAATACAAGAGCATTTAAGAGAATATGTAACATTTTTCAATAAATTTGTTATCGGTGATGGAGATCGTCCTGACACTATCGCCAGTGTCTTATATGGTGATTCGAGATTAGATTATATTGTGGTATTATGTGCTGGAATCACAAATATAAACAATCAATGGCCACTACAAGATTATCAAGTATATGATTACGCACTAGGAAAATACGGTGACGAAACAACGATGAATCAAATTCATCATTATGAAACATTTGAAATAAGGGATGATCAAGCAAGACAAATACTACCACCAAATCTAATCGTAGACAAAGACTTCAAAATTGATGGAACTAATCATAAATTTCCAAGTAGCACTAGATATACTCTAAGGTCTGATAATGGATATAGGCAATTAGATGATAAAGATGAATTTACTGTTTTAACTGATAATATAGCTGCACCAGTTACAAACCTTCAATATGAATTCATGGAGAATGAAAAGAAAAGGGAAATAGACGTTTTGAAACCAGCATATTTGCAATTGTTCATTAATGATTTAAGAGATATTTTGAGATACGACAAGAGTTCTGGATACATTGCACCTAATTTAGCGAAAACCGAAAGCACCGAAGTTGTTAATCCATAAAAACTGTTATATATAATAAACACGAGAAAGTGAAGCGATAACACACACAACGCACACTAACTCAAATTATCGAATTACTATTATGCCAGGATCTAATCCATATGAGCTTAGGCTGCAGCTCTTTCAAGAAGCCAAAAGTATTTGTTGGGAAGAATACAGTAGAAACGTTAGTGAATTTGAGCGAATTAGAGATAATAATTACGCTCTAGAAAAAAAATATGATGCTGATTTAAGTAGATATGAATCACTAAAAGAACAAGGAAAACTTGGATCATTAGAGTATCCTGTTTATCCTAGTTTAAAAGAACTACCTGAGTATCCAAAGTATCCTACAATGGAGGAACTAAAGGAGAAAGCAACTTTTATCAGGAATTTTTGTGATGATAAAGGGGAGAACTCAGATGGAATTGCATATCGAAAATTCAAAAATGAAGATAAAGAGTATGTTGAATTCCAAAATGGAAAAGTGATGGAGACTTTTGATTCATTCAAAAGAAATGAAACAAATAATGTCATCTTTTCAGATAAAGTGAGAGTTGGTGGAGCAAGAACATGAATTACAGACCAACCACACTTTTTTTCCCAGAGGATGAATTCGACCCTTATGATGGGTTGTCAAAAAAAACTAGAGAGATGGATGAACATCTCTCTAGAAAAACAGGTATAAGTATAAAAAGATTTTACAAAATACGAAAGTATTTTAATTAATCTTCTGCTAATTTTGCAAAGTAGGATAATGCATCATCATCTTCTTCTGTTGTAGAAGGAGTTGATTTAGATACAGCAGCAGTTACTAATTCTTCTGCTTCTCCACGATCAATATCCTCTTCTTCAAATTGTGGTGCAGCGGATTTCTTATTTCCAAGCACATAATCTAGACGAGTTTTTAACTCATCATATGTCTTGAACTGGTCTGGTGCAACAATCTCAGCAAGTGAGAACTGTTTTTTCCAGAGTGATTCCATTGCATCATCATCGTCAAGTAAAGGTGATTGTGCTGCAAATTCAGAACTATCGTAGTTTCTGTATCCTGCAACATTCTTTGCCTTTAGTTTAAAGTTTGCACCTTGCCAGAAATCAAATGGATCGATTGCTTCCTCATCTTCAAACTCAGGTTGCATTGCTGCAGTAAGTTTGTCAAAGATTTTCTTTCCATACTTGTATAGAAATAC